GCAGGCGACAGCCCGATACGACCGAAACCATCAACATGTACATCAATGATGCTATCGGTTTCCGGATGCGCCCTGAAGTTCTGTTGGTCTATTCGTTGAATGCTTTCGGAACCGCTGATGCGATCTCATTCCGAGACAACATTCTTCGAATCTTCGATCTCAAGACCGGCGTCAACCGCGCTTCGATCAAGCAGTTGATCATTTACGCGGCTTTGTTCTGTCTCGAGTACGACAAGCGACCCGGTGAGATCGAAATCATCCTCCGGATCTACCAGAACGACGACTACGAAGAGTACATACCAGACCCGAAAGAGGTTGTGGACATCATGGATAAATTCGTTCGATTCAGCGAGCGGGTTGACTACCTTAGAGAGGAGGCGTTCTACGCATGAGTTATCTCGATACCGTCTTCGAAGACGACCGCGAACTCGATGATGACGAAGAGATCACTGAACTCGACGATCTCGAAGAGCCCCCGCCTCTCGAAGACGACGAAATCGCCCACATCGGCATCCTTCGCAAGTCGGGCCGCTATCCTTGGGGTAGTGGGGCAAACCCGCACCAGCGATACAAGATGTTCCTGGACCATGTCGAGGATCTGAAGCGTCAAGGCCTCACTGAGACCGAGATCGCCAAGGGTTTCGGCATGTACACCGACGATGATGGCATCACCACCACTGAACTCCGTGCAGCCAAGACGATCGCAAGGAACGGGAAGCGCGCAGCTGATGTTTCCATGGCCGAGCGACTCAAGGCTAAGGGGTTGTCCAACGTGGCTATTGGCGAGCGAATGGGGATTAACGAGTCCTCTGTTCGTGCTCTTCTGGACCCCGGCCTCAAGGAGCGCCAGGACATCCTGATGAACATCGCCAACACTCTCAAGCAGGATCTGAATGAGAACGGTGGATACCTGGATGTCGGTACCGGAACTGAGGCCCACATCGGACTTCAGCTCGGAATCACCGGCATCTCCAAAGAGAAGCTGAATGTGGCGCTGGCAATCCTGAAAGAAGAGGGTTACCGCGTCGACCAGATCAAGACCCCGCAGCTCGGTACTGGAAAGTACACCACCGTCAAGGTGCTGTCGCCTCCCGGAACCAAGTACGCTGATCTTCACCGTAACTCGGACCAGATCCGGGTCATCGGTAAGTTCACGGAAGATGGAGGTCGATCGTTCTTCGGTCTGGTGGAGCCTCTCAGTGTCAACTCCAAGCGCGTCGATGTTCGATACGCAGAAGATGGTGGCGCTGACATGGATGGTGTTATTCAGCTCCGTCGAGGAGTCGATGACATCTCCCTCGGTAACTCCAAGTACGCCCAGGTTCGAATCGCAGTAGACGGAACCCACTACCTCAAGGGTATGGCGATGTATGCTGACGACCTTCCTGATGGCGTCGACATCCGATTCAACACCAACAAGGCCAAGGCGGACATCGGCAACGATAAGCTGGCTGCCATGAAGAAGATGAAGCGGGATCCCAACGACAAGTCACAGATCGATCCGGACAACCCGTTCGGTTCTGTGGTTCGTCAGAAGACTGAAGTCGGTAAGGATGGCAAGGAGCGAGCAGTATCCGCTCTGAACATCGTGTCGGAGGAAGGTAAGTGGAACGAGTGGTCTCGCAACTTCTCGTCTCAGTTCCTTTCAAAGCAGCCTAAGGGTCTGGCTGAAGAACAGCTGGGCCTGGCCTATGACATCCGGAAGCAAGAGTACGACGAGATCACGGCCCTCACTAACCCCGCGGTTAAGAGGAAGCTGCTCGAGTCCTTCGCTGATGGCGCCGATTCCGCTGCTGTCCACCTCAAGGCTGCTGGTCTGCCACGCACCAGGAACCACGTCATTCTCCCCATCCCCAGTTTGAAGGAAGGCGAGATCTATGCGCCCAACTACAACGATGGTGAGCGTGTAGTCCTCGTTCGTCACCCTCATGGTGGTAAGTTCGAGATCCCTGAACTCACGGTCAACAACAAGAATCGTGAAGCAAAGCGGGTCATGGGCAATGCTGCTGACGCAGTCGGTATTCACCCTAAGGTCGCTGGTCGACTCTCGGGCGCTGACTTCGATGGTGACACGGTTCTCGTCATACCCAACAACAAAGGTCGGGTCAAGAACGAAGGCTCCCTCGAGGGGCTCAAGGACTTCGATCCGCAGGCTGCATACAAGCCGTACGAGGGAATGCGGACCATCGATGGTGGAACCTGGAATGCTGCTGAGCGAAAGGTTGTCTTCCCTGAGGGCAAGAGTTCTTCGGGTCGCGCCAAGCAGCAGCAGATGGGTGATGTCTCCAACCTGATCACGGACATGACGATCAAGGGCGCCTCAAACGCTGAGATCGCTCGTGCCGTGCGCCACTCCATGGTTGTAATCGATGCTGAAAAGCACAGCCTCAACTACAAGCAGTCTGCCATTGACAATGGGATCAAGGAACTCAAGACCAAGTATCAGAACAGTTCTCGAGGTGGCGCTAGCACGCTCATCTCACGGGCTAAGTCTGAGGCTCGGATTCCTGAACAGACGCTGAGGAAGGCCGCTCAGGGTGGGCCCATCGACAAGGCCACAGGAAAGAAGGTGTTCGTCCCGACCAATGCCACGTTTGTGGACAAGGATGGCAATGTTCAGCCCCGCATGACCAAGACCTCCAAGATGGCGGTAGTGGATAATGCACACAAGCTTTCTTCGGGCACTCCCATGGAAGCGGTGTACGCTGATCACGCCAATCGGTTGAAGTCTCTTGCAAACAATGCAAGGAAAGAGTACATCTCGACCAAGCCGATTCCTTACTCCCCCTCTGCGAAGAAGACCTACGCAAACGAGGTGTTCATTTTGAAGGCCAAGTTGAACCTGGCCCAAATGAACGCCCCCCTTGAAAGAAAAGCGCAGCTTCTCGCAAAGACCGTGGTCAAAATGAAGACCCAGTCCAATCCGGACATGGATCCCGCCGATCTGAAGAAGATCAAATCACAGGCTTTGACCGAGGCCCGTATTAGAGTGGGGTCCAAAAAGGAAGCCGTTAAAATCACCCCCCTTGAATGGGAGGCGATTCAACACGGGGCCATCAGTAACAACATGCTCGAGTCTATTCTGGATCACGCTGACCTGGACCAGGTTAAGGCGTTGGCTACTCCTCGTGAAGCCACCGTCATGGTTCCTGCTAAGCTGCTCCGTGCAAAGAACATGCTTGCTGCTGGATACTCCCAGGCTGAAGTAGCCGGTGCCCTTGGCATCCCCGCCTCGACACTGAACAGTGCCCTGGCCTCTGAGAAGGGGGCCTCTGAATGGTCCTAGTGATGGTTCATAACACCCCTCTCTCAGCACCCCACCACCACACCACTGTAGCCTAAGGAGGATTGTACTGTGGCAGAGCTTCACATGCTAACAACTATTGACAATCCTTTCAATCCTTGGACTCAGTATGAGGAATGGGATGCATGGGATCAAGACCACGGGTACTACACAGCAGGGTACCTTGCAAGGATTGTGAAAACTTCAGATGAAATGTCTGAAGCTGATCAAGATCTTGCGATTGAGTATGCAATTGATGAGATTATTCAATTGAATCCCCTCGGTCGGTGGACAAAGGTCAAGCAAACAACTTAATATCA